TATCACGACCAACCTGACGGACTTCAAGACGGAGACAGACGTCCGGCGACGGAGGGTGTATGACCGCATCTTCGAGGTTTGCACCCCGATCAAGATGGACGGCGAATCCAAACGCCGCGCCGAAGGACAGAAGAAGCGCGATTCCATCCGTGCCATACTGGAAGGATAGAAGGAGGATTTGTTACATGATGATGTTCGACAGCAAGAAGCGAGTCAATCTGGATAGCCCGCATTTCGATGACATGAAGACCGATCTCAACCGATACATCTTCGCAGCCCTGAAAGCCATGGACGAAAAAAAGATGAGCGCCGCTACCATCGGACTCAAGATCGACATTCAGACGATTAGCAAGACGATAAAGGATGATAACGCGCCACTTGGTCAGCGCGAAGCGTTGGTGCCAGACATCACCTACAAGCTGGCCTTGACGTTACAAGCAAAGGCTGACACCAAAGGTAACATTGTTCGCTCTGACCATGAACTCATCCGGGACGGCGATGGTAGCTTCTACATCGTGACCACAGAAGAAGCCAGCGGCCAACTTTCGATGTTTAACGGCTACGATGAGTTGCCTGACGCCGAAGACGAGGTCGATGAAAATGACGAGGAGGAAGATGAATGATTACGATGATTCCGCGCTCCAAGCTGGAGCCGCATCCTGACAATCCTCGCCGGGATCTCGGCGACTTATCGGAGTTGGCAGCATCCATCAAAAAGAGCGGTATTCTGCAGAACCTTACCGTAGTGCCATCGCCGAGAGAGGAGGGAATTTATCGCATAATCATCGGTCATCGGCGTTTTGCAGCTACGGCCATAGCTGGATATAGCGATGACGACGAGCTGCCGTGCGCTATTGAAGAAATGGATATGCCTACGCAGATCGCTACCATGCTTGCCGAAAACATGCAGCGAAACGACCTGACCATAACAGATCAAGTAGGCGGAATCCAGACCATGATGGACCTGGGTATCGACGCCAAGGGGATTGCCGAGCGGACTGGTCTTTCTGCCACCACCGTCAGAAAGCGCATGAAGCTGACCGGCATCAATCCGGGGCTGTTGGCTGATACGGTGAAGAAGGGTGCTACGCTGATGGACCTGGCCGAGATCGCCAATTTGGATGACGATCTGCGGGATGAGATGTTGAAAGAATTCGGCGGTACCAGCTATAACTGGAAATTGAACCAGGCAAAGGAAACGCAAAAGGCTAGGAAAAACATCCCCAGAGTTCGGGAGGCACTTTCGAAGTGGGCCAAGGAGGTTGACCAGCAACCATACAACATCTACCGGGAAAACGCGGCCTACGAATGTTCGGTCGAGATACTCCAAACAAACGAGGAGCAATTGCAACGGCCGGATGCGCCTGAGGATGTGGAGTTCGTGTTCTACATCAATGGCAGTCGGTGCGCGGTGTATCGCATCGGCGACCAGGCCAGCGCCCGGCAGCATGAGGAACGGCAGGAGAAGGAGCGCGTGCGAAATCTGATTCGCACTCAGGAGATGCATATTGCCGATACCGCGAAGAAGCTACGGCGAGAGTTCATCCAGAGCTACACCGGCAGGGAACAGGACAAGAGTGCGGCTTACAAGTTCGTCACCTTTGTACTTTTGCACGGCGGGTACATGAGGCCTGCAGAGTTGCCCTTATGGCGAATTCTTTGTGGTTCGGAAGGGAAGAACGTAAAGCACCTGACGGATGAGGACTGGACGGTCATCAACTCCAACCCGTTGAAAGCTATGGTGCAGGCCGCGTATCAGAAATGGGATTCCTCGGGTAATGAAGACACCCATCGCTGCACGTCGTGGAGTGGCGAATATCAGCGCAACGAAGATTTGATTGAGTTATACAACCACTTGGCAGATCTCGGCTACCAGATAGCCGATGATGAATGGGACTGGCTGTTGGGCAAGCACCAGTGTTACACCCCGCCGGATGGCACAATCATGCCCAAGGAGGACGATGCAAATTGAAATTCATTGTCCCTGGAGAACCGACCGGCAAGGGCCGTCCGCGCGTGGTGACGGTGGGAAACCGTAGAATGGCCTTTACCCCGGAAAAAACCGCGTTGTATGAGAACCTCATCAAACTCGAATACCAGAAGCAATGTGCGACGGCAGAGCCGCTTGGCCAACAGATCAGGATGGACATCAAAGCCTACTATGCGCTGTCGAAGTCGGATAGCAAACGTAAGCGCGCAGACAAACTGTCTGGAATCATTCGTCCCACAAAGAAACCAGACATCGACAATGTCTATAAGGTTGTCGCCGACGCCCTTAACGGCTTGGCCTATGATGACGATTCACAGATCGTGTCTGCCAGCATCGAGAAACACTACTCGGAACGTCCTCGCGTCGAGGTGGAAATTACGGAGGTACATCATGAAGGCCTATTCGATTTCGTCCCCTGAGCAGCTTAGAACTGCTGCAGATATGGCGAAGTGGCAGAACGACATGCGAAGGATGCGGGACGTCGCAACAGTATGGAGCAGCGCAATTCGCCAAAACCCGGATGCACGAATCCCGTTCAAAATCACGCTGGAATTGGGACGCAGCGCCATTGTTTTCAAAGAGAATGGCCGCGAAAAAACACCTCTTGGCAATCTGTATGTTGCAGGTGCCCGCGAATTTGCAAAGGAGCTTTCAGAAATATGAAAATCACACTCCCATCCTTTTCCATTGAAGAACGCGACGAAGCGAGAGATGGGCTGGCCATTATTGAACGTGCTGGCCGGCTCTGCTACAAAAGCGAGGACAAGATCACCGAAAACAGTGCCGAGATATTTGTGCGTGGTCTTATCAAGCGGAGACACTTCTCTGTTCTTGAACACGGAGATGCAATTTTCGAAATTACGGATTATCACATCTACGATAACGTGGCCGATGCCCTGCAGACGATGCGTAATTTCGGAAATCAGGCGCCCATGCTCGAAATGACCAAAATCGGAGGGCGCTGCATCATCTCTGGAAATGTCCGCGCATGGCTGGAACTGTTCGATAGTGGAGCGCTTGCAGGGCGTTACTTCATTGGATGTTTCGACAAGCTGTTCATCCGAGATATGGGCTTTGAACACGACGATGCTGAACCCGACCCGCGCGTGCGCCAAATCTTCTACGCAGACCTTGCTGACCCGCTGGAGAAGTTGACTCATCTGCGACAGACGGTGAGATTCATTGTGGATCGCGGCGTATCTCACGAGTTTGTGCGGCACCGCAAGATGAGTATTACGCAGGAGTCCACCAGATACTGCAATTATTCCGATGGTAGATTTGGTGGCGAGATAACAGTAATCAAGCCGTGTTTCCTTGCAGACAGCAGTGAACCGTGCGCACTCTGGAAGCGGCAATGCATGAGCGCCGAAACAGCGTACTTCCACCTTTTGAGTATGGGGCTTTTGCCCCAAGAGGCCCGTTGCGTTTTGCCGCACAGCACCAAAGCAGAGTTGATGATGACTGGCACGCTCGCACAGTGGAGCCATTTTATCGACCTCCGAGCGCGCCAGATTACCGGCGCAGCGCATCCACAGGCAGCAGAAGTGGCGGTCCCGTTGTACATGGAGTTCAAACTCCTATACCCGGATATCTTTCACTAAGGAGCGGTGCGTGATGAAGGGAAGCCAACTGGAAAGGATTAGGCGCCATTACGGCGATGAGTACATACTGCGACAAATCGCAGAGGAATGTACAGAGCTTGCGCAAGCATCACTAAAGATGATAAGGGCAACGCGAGGCGAAACCCCTATGCCGGTCATCAAGGCCCGCAGAGCCATGCTAGAAGAGGTAGCAGATGTTCGGCTGATGCTTTGCGTACTGGATAAAATGCTCGATGCCGCTTCACGAACAATTATCTACGAACAGATGCTTGTCAAAGATAAACGCATGGCCGAGCGGTTGCTGGGAGAGTGATCTGCGTGAAACAGGGAATGGAAAAAATCATAAAGGCAACAGCCGAGGAAACAGCAAGAACGGTTATCCAGCGCCAGCGGCGTGAATATGGGATCAACCTATACAGGGCAATGGAAAGGCTGCTTCGTAGCTACAAGTCCTTGAAGCATCTTGTGGAATCCGCGAATGAGTATTGTCAGTTGCCCCCTGAGCGCTCACGTTCGGTCACGACGGCTATAGGAGGCGGAGGCGGCGGGGTTCGGGATCGCGACGACATCATCGAAGAAGCGATGCTTGCAAGGACGGCGTCATACGAGCGCACAAGGGCAAGATTCGAGGAACTTGATGCGGTAATCCGGCAGTTTGAGAATCGAGAAGAGTTTATCGTCATCAGAATGTATTACTTCGACGAGGACGCAGACGGAAATGATAGGGGAGAAGCTGGAGCGCTAACCTTCGAAGCCATTTCAGCAGAACTCGCCGGCAAAGGAGTCATACGGACTGAAAAAACGTTGAGAACGTGGCGGACAAGGTTAGTACAAGAGATGACAGTGCTGCTGTTTGGTGTGGATGGTGCTGTGAGCATCGAAGCAGGCGAACCTAAACGCGGACAAGCCGAGAGGGGTTAGAGTGATGGCTGTTCATGTAGTACGTATAGGACGCCAGCGCGAACTTGAAAAGCTATACAACCGAATGTGCGGCAAGCGCTCTCGGTACGAAGTCTGGCAGGACGCAATGTGGCTGATTGCTTGCTCGATTTCAAACGCCGTGGATAAACGGCACTTTGAACAGCGCGAAGATCATTACAAGCGAATCGTTCAGAAATATGAGGAAAAGGAACTCGACGCTTTCCCAGACTTCTTCGCCCATATCATATTGGGTATGGAGGACGATCATGATTGCGATTTTCTTGGGGAGCTATATATGAGGTTAGACTTGGGCAATTGCCACCTCGGGCAGTTCTTCACGCCGTATCATATTTGCGAACTCATGGCAAGAATCACGATTGATGATAGTCTGCTAAGAAGCCAGATAGACAGGTGTGGCTATGTATCCATCAATGATTGCGCCTGTGGCGCTGGCGCGACACTCATAGCAGCAGCCAACTGCCTGCAAAAATCCGGCATCAACTACCAAAGACACGCGCTATTTATAGCGCAGGACATTGACGCTACTGTTGCATTAATGTGCTATATACAACTGTCGCTGATGGGATGCGCCGGATATGTAAAAGTCGGTAATAGCCTGACAGAGCCGATTACAGGTAATGCATTATTCGGAGATGGCAAAGAAACCACATGGTACACGCCAATGTACTTCGCAGAGCCTTGGTCAACTCTCCGGGCAATGAATCGCATGAAATATGTCATGGATGCCGTTGCAACGGTCTGTTCCAGCACCGCAGATGTCGAAGCAGGTGAGACTATTCCTAAAAATGGAGACGCTGGAAAGGCCGATTCCGCGCCTCTCAGCGCAGATGAAGATGCTCCTATGTACATCGTTGGCAAAAATGGGCAAGTAGCACTCGCGATTTAACGGGAGGCACATCGAATGCAGATTACCAGGGTCGCCAAATGCACAGACGCAAAGACTGGGTCAATAACGCTGCACGGCAGTGGCGCAGACAGATTGATTCAGGCAATGGAATCTGGTCTTGTAGCAGAGACGCTCAAAAGCGATGTCGAAGCGGTACTCTCGGAGAATAGCTTTCTTCGCAAACGCTTAAAAATCGCATCAGACGACGCGCGCCGCGAAGCGCATAAGGCATCATCGCTGCGTCGTGACCGCTTGGAACGGTATATGCGGGAGAACGAGTTACGAAAAGTAAGGCGTTCTTTGAGCGAAGTAGCATTGGGGTGCCTTGCCCTAGGCGTTGCGCTGGGCTCCGCGATTATGTCCATTGCTCTGGCAATTTTGATGAAGGGGTGAGTGCAAGAATTAAAAAGATTCGGCTGGCGCTAGAAAAACTTGGCAGAACGGCAGAAAACTAACGCAAGAAAGGAGCGACGATTCTCCGATGGGAAGAAATTCAAAGATTCGTTTTGAGTGGGACGCGGACAGACCGGGGCTGCTGATGGCCATACGAGACAGAGGCAAAATCACGTTTGGCGATCTGTTGGACGCGATCAACAGCTGCGACGTGGATTTTCAAGGCCACATATTTTCCATGCAGTTTATCGTAGACCGCGAACGCCTAGAGCCGATTGGCTACATGGATGAGGATGAGCCCGAGGGCGATGTTTGGGAACTGTGGGATGTGGTGGATGGAGAACCATGCCCGCTTTGCGGGAAACTCAGCCGGCACACGTTCTGCCCCGATTGCGGGAAATACGTTTTCCCAGAAGATCTATAGCAAAAGGAGGCTACTGCCTGTGGGAACGAAAACCAAAATAGATTGGTGCGATGCAACTTGGAACCCGGTCACCGGCTGTCTACATGGCTGCGAATACTGCTACGCACGGAGGATTGCAGAGCGGTTTGAGCCATATGAGATTTACGACCCAGAAATGGCATTACAGCGCCATGCCATTGCGAACAAGCAATTGATTGGACTTGGAGCGCCATATGTATTGGATTTTCCATGGCAACAGAGAAATAAAAATGGAACCATACAAAACGCGCCATATCCATTTGGTTTTGCGCCTACATTCCACCGCTACAAGCTCGACGAACCCGCACGCTGGACGCGCCCGCGCAACATCTTTGTCTGCTCGATGGCCGACCTTTTCGGCGAGTGGGTGCCGGATGAATGGATTGAGACGGTCATCAACGCCTGTCTTGCCGCTCCGCAGCACCGATACCTGTTTTTGACGAAGAATCCGGGCAGATATTGCCATCTTGAACGCGCCGGAATCATGCCCAAAGGAGATAACTTCTGGTTTGGAGCGACGTTCGATCATTCCAACTGGCCCGGCCATGACGGGCCGCATGAGATACCTGGCAGGCCGACGACCTTTGCCCTGCACGGCAAGATGGTGCATGACGCTGGCGATTTTTACTACCCTGCTTATCCTGAGAAGAATCGCTTTGTGAGTTTTGAACCGCTGCTTTACGACATCGGCGCTCACATCGGCAGCACCGGCGCACAATGGCACATCATCGGAGCGGAAACGGGAAACCGCAAAGGGAAGGTCGCAACGCAGCGCGAGTGGGTGGAGCATATCGTTGAGTATAGCGACAAGAACCATATCCCTGTGTTTATGAAGGAGAGCCTGCGCGGCCTGATGGGCGATGACTTTCGGCAGGAATTTCCGTGGGAGGTGTGAATCTTGATTGACAAAAAATTAAACCGTGATGCCTTAATCGGCAAAAAATGCCGCATAATGCGCGACTTGGAGAACCGCAGCGGTCATGGATGTTCAGCAGGCACGGTTTGCACAATCGTGGACGTGATACGGGGGCACGGATTCGCTATCCAGACTGACAAGTGTCCACATTGCGGCCAATACACCTATTTCACTCACGTTTCGCGGAATGATCTTGAACTGATGATACAGGAGGCGGAACTATCGTGACAAACGACCTGATTTCCCGAGCCGAATTTCGGCGGAGCCTGATGATCTGGGCGGAAAAACTACGCATCGCCGGAGAGTGTGGCGGCTGCGAAGTGGAGCTGCTGCAAGCGGTGGTGAAGATGGTGGACGCGCAGGCGGCGGTGGACACTGAACCTGTGCGGCATGGGAAATGGGAAGACAATGCGTACATTTGGAAATGTGGATCCTGCCACAAGTGGCTCCTGGTTGAAGATGGAGATGCCGATATGAATTATTGCCCCAACTGCGGCGCAAAAATGGATGGGAGGACAGATGATGGACAAATTGCGTAAATGCACGTTTTGTGACAAGGACATATTCATTCAGGTTGAACAATATCTCGCGCCCGCATCGGCGCCCCTGACCCATGAGCAGGCGCTGCACGACGAACTTGTCAACATAACCGGAAAAGCCTACAAACTGCTGCCGAAACGATACTGCCCTGTGTGCGGCGCGAAGATGAATGGAGGAACAGACGATGACCATAGACACGACCATTAATAAATACAACCTCACAAATCAGGACATCATTACCGATCTGCGTCGCTGCGCAGAAGACAGGTCTGTTTGCGATGAATGTGTATTTTGCTCTGACAACGTTAAAAAATGGCGCTGGCTAATGGGGATTGCCGCCGACCGTCTGAAAAAACTGATGGCCGAGTGCGACAACTACAAACGCCGTGCAGAAGCCGCGGAATCGGATATTAACGATATGCTCATTGAGGAGGGAGGAAACTTAGACCTCTGCCATTGGTGTGCGGCAAATTGCCCTGATAATGATTATAGCCAGTGCGAGCAAAAGATGCGTTGGCGCGGCCCATGCGAAGAAAACTGCGATGGAGGCAATTATGAGATACCAGAGCAAGCGAGAACAAGAGAATAAAATCATACAGGCAGAAATCGACCGGTGTCGCCGCAAGTATGAGAATGCCCAGGTATACTATGCCTATGGTTCCCGCAGCGCAGAGCGCACAATGGAGAAATACGCCACGCTGGAAAAGGCGTTAGAATCCTATTTTGCTGCCCGCGATATTCAAAGCGAACTTCGAGACAAGCTGCTTGAAATCGGAGAGGCCATGAAACGGGCAGAAAAGCAGATGGAGCTTTACGGTGAAAAAAGTCTATCTGTCCGCCAAATCATCGCGGAGGTAAAAAGGATTATCAACGGAGGAAGCCCCAAATGAGCAAACCGCAGCAAGAGAGATACATCCTTACTCTCTCCCCAGATCAAGAGTATATCACCGAACAGGCGCTTGAACTGCTTGCGCGGCTCCACATAGGCCAATTTGAACGTATCGCGGAATTGCTCTGCGACCCGCGCGACACGGACTACTGCAAACGCCGCGACCTCGCCCATGACCTGCTCCGCCTTGCGGCGATCGTTATTTTCGGCAGAAGTGCGTGCAACTATCCCGATATAAAGGCAAAGAGCGAGGAACATGAACGGGCTTGGACGATTTACAGCGTGCTGCGCCACGCTCGCTCTTGGCACGAAAATCCAAAGGGCGGTATCACTGTGAACTATGATGAGCCTCTCAACCTTGCTGGTGGCCCGATGCCGAAGTGCAGGATTGAGAGCATGGAGGGAAAGTCATGAAAAGCATGTCGGAAATTAAATCCACCCCGCGCATCGTGGTTTTGCGCGAAGCAAAAGAAGAAGGCTGGGCGGAGGTCGAACTGCAGTCCAGCAAGGACGCGCATCCCGCTACGGTAGTTTTTTCATGGGGTGGCGGATGGGATCACGTCGCCGTTTCTTTCCACAGCCGCAAACCGACTTGGGATGAGATGTGCGAAGTAAAGCGTATGTTCTTCCGGCCGGAAGAAACTGCGTGGGAATACCACCCGATGGAATCGAAATACATAAACAATCATCCATACGCCTTGCACATCTGGCGGCTCCAAGGCATCAATCTTCCCATTCCACCCGCGTGGAGGATGGAGAATGAGAGTGGCAAGAGTCGCAAAGATTCGACAAAGGGCGAGCATGAGGCGTTTCGAGAAATTGAGCGCTCGGCAGATGGGGCAGAGCTATGAAAGGCGGCATCCCGTATCGAAACCCGGAAGGATATCCAGATCCGACTGCGCACACTGCGCTAAACAAAGCCCAAAGCGAAATGGACGAACGCGACCTTCGAGCCCAACAGTTCATTCGCGCCGTCAAGACTTTGGTAGACCAGTGCGGCTATGACCTGCTCGCGCGCATCGAGATAAGAGACAGAAAAACAGGGAGGAATTACCGTTGAGCAACCCTAAAAGATCAAGCTGCGACGGTTGCGCGCATTACTTGGGAGGCGGAATGTGCGCGATCAACGTCGAGAGAGAATGCCGCGAAGGTGGCGGCTTTGAACTCTATGGGTGGAAGGAAAAACCGCATCAGTCTGAGGTAGAACGCTTGCGGCAACTCCTTTCTATCGAGCGACATCTACACCAAGAAACACGCCGCAAACTTGAAAAAGCAGACCATGACAGAAAACGGTACGCAAGGAGAATTAACTTCTTGAATACGAGATATGAAGATCTATGCCGCGCGTATCGAGCGAAGATTAGCAATCTGCGCGCACTTATACCAACGGTTTATAGAGGCAGCAAGGAGAGTGATAACGTTGAACACGAAAGATCTTTTCAATGAGTGGAAAAAGCGACTTCGCCTACAGGATTGGATCATACACCTCGAGGATGATGTTTCTCCCGCCGACATGTCTGATCCTGACAACGTCGGGGAAACAAACTGGTGCGAGTCAACGAAACTCGCCACAATCAAGCTGATGTCTGAAAGCGGAGTTTCCAAGTATTCTATTACACCAATCGACAAAGAAAAAGTGCTTGTCCATGAACTCATGCACTTAAAATTATCGCTCTTGGATGATTCGGGAAATAGACTCCAAGATCGCGTTGTACATCAACTCGTTGATGACCTTGCACTCGCGTTGGTAGACGCAAAGAGAAAGGGAGCGCCTAAGACCTTGTGATAACTTCCGAATCATTGCCGTTTAATGACCTTGACGGTGGGTATTAGGTGCGATATAATTTTTACAGTGATTGCGCGCGCGGGAAGTTCAGTGTATATACATTGGCCCACAGTAATCCAGAAAGTGCACAGATGGATAACGTTGCCGCAAACACCTATTGCCGTTTTCGTTTTCAGTGCTGGTCGCCGGGAACGGAGACGGCTTGTTCTATAATCTCTGCCTACGTGGCAGTTTTATATGCGCTTTCTAAGCGTGCCGGTCTGCCTGTTGTCCTAATCAAGCAAATAACCAGAGAGGAGGACGAGGGACTCTGTGCTGACTCCTTGCACAGAGCATAAAAGCAAGCTCAACGCCAAGAGCCTGCTGACTCAAAAAAAGGAGGAGTAAACTTGATTTCTAGGATTTTAAGTAAGTTCAAGTCAAAACCTACGTTGTATTATGCCATGTCCATCGCCGCGTCTTGGGCGGGCGCTGGATCGCTGATGAACTCAACAACTCTTGCAAATACACTCGGCGTAATACCTGCTCTTATCTGGGCGTTGTTTAATACGCTGGCGTGTATTGTTTTCGGAGTGTTGATATGGTATCTACCAACAGTACGGAGAATAATGCGCACGAAGGCGTGCAGGATGTTGCTTGCTATATTCAGCATTTTCCAGATATGGCTTTGCATGACTGCGGTCAACGATGCGTGGAGCGGTATTGTCGGCAACTTCTTTGCGATGTTTGCGACGTATGTGGTTTCGATCGCGTTCATCATCGCATTGTACAAGCGAGGAATCATTGCTAATATACTCACTGATAACGGCGGGATGTACGTCATATATCTTCTTGTGGCGGTGTTGTCAGGGGTTTCCCTCATTGCCAGCAAGGGAGATTTCAATAGTCTCTCGTTGGGGATTGAAAGAGACAATATCCTTGAAGGCATCCGCAAAGGCCTCCTGCTACTGCCGGGACCGCTCACATATCCATACTTTTTCAAGCTTTTGGATTACAACGAAAACAACAAAGAAAATGTCCAAAGGTGCAATATAACAAAAGCATTCATCTTCGGAGGTATAGGATTTGGCGTATATATGGCATTTGCCTTTTCGCTGATTTTCACCAACATATCTCCCGTTTTAGAAGTTTGCAAGGCGCTGCTTTTATCTGCACTCGCGATTTCAACGCTTTCGTCGTTTATCTACTCTGAATATGCAGTATTCGGCCTCAAAGGCGGATTAGGCATCAATCTGTTTGCGGTCGTTTTCTGGATACTGGTGGCGCCTCTTGGCGTAATGGGTGTATGGACGTTGCTTGCGGAAAGCCGCGTGTACCTGATTGTCGCCATGCTCATAGCAGCCATCATCCTTCGTCTGCGAGAGCGAAAGAAGGTGATAGCATGACGATTACCACCATTGCTATTGCCGACTTAAGACGCCCGTCGCGCAATGTTCGCCATCACCCGCGAAAGCAAATCGAAGAGCTCAAGCGCTCGGTAGTGATGTTTGGACAGACGCGCGCATTGATATGCGACGAAAACCATACTGTCCTTGCGGGGAATGGTTTGCTGACAGCATTGGAGGAACTCGGCTATACTGAAGCTGAGTGCTATATCATAGCAGGGCTAAGTGAAGCCGGCAAGAAAAAACTCATGCTGGCGGACAATCGCGTATACGACCTTGGACTGACGGACATGAATGCTTTCGATGTCATACTCCGTGAGCTTGATGGGGATATAGACATCCCTGGATGGGATGAGGCGCTGCTTAAAACGCTCACAGCAACGACAGCCGAAGCTGACAAACTCATTGGAGGATACGGCGCGTATGAGCCCGAAGAAGTTCAATCTCTCAACGCTAAAAGCAGGGAGGATAAATCCCCAACTGATGTCGTAGGAGAGCCATATAAGCCTGTTGCAACGCCGCATATATCATCCTACGAGCCGCCAAAGGACATAAGAGCAAATACGCCAGATCATCAGCCGCAACGGTATATCGTTTGCCCTAAGTGTGGTGAAAAGATATGCCTATAAGGAAAATCGAAGGTAGCATGGATGTCCTTACAGCCGCGAAGCTGCGCATAAGCAATGCGTTCTCCAATGGGTGCAAGGTGTATCTTTCTTTTTCGAGCGGCAAGGATAGTCTGTGCATGTCATCGCTCGTATACGATATGATTCTTTCTGGGGAAATCGATCCGAAGCTGCTTACGGTGGTCTTTATCGACGAGGAAGGATTATATCCATCGATGGTAGATGCGGCGGAGCGATGGCGGAAAAAGTTTATGTCAGTGGGCGTATCCTTCCAGTGGTATTGTCTGCCATTTAAGCAGGTGTCTGTTATTGATCATTTATCATCTTCTGAAAGCTGGATAACGTGGGAACCTGGAAAAGAGGCTGTATGGATGCGTCAGCCCCCTCCTTATGCCATAATGGAAAGCCCGCATATTCAGCGTCCTGGGCAGATGAATTATCAAACCTTCTGCCGGATAGCGTTCTCGGATGGGCTGCAGATGGTTGGATTGCGGACGGCAGAATCGCTCACGCGGCTCAACGCTGTTGCCCATTTGAACTATGATAAGATCGGCGCTTGCTTTTACCCTATCTACGACTGGAAAGATAGAGATGTCTGGCTATACATCAAGGAACGCAATTTAGAGTTTCCAGAAATCTACATGAGGCTATATGAGGCGGGCGTGAAAAAGAACGCGCTACGCCTTTGCGCTTTCTTTGGAGACTGCGGAACTCAGGGATTGCGGTGGATAGCCGAGACGGACCATGACCTCTGGGAGCGAATTGAGCGCCGGGAGCCGAACGCCTACCTCGTGCTGCTCTATTGGGATAGCGAGATGTTCAGACGCTCGTCCAATAAACGCCGAAAGCTAGAAGCCGAGCAAGAGGAAAAGGATTACCGCGCACTATGCGAAGATTTGTTGTTCATCAACACTGATCGCTATACGATCGCCAAAGATACTCGTACACGGCTCAATAATTGGCGCGGCCTCTATAAAAAGACGTATGGCATCGCCAAACAGCATCACTACAAGAAAATGTATGAGGCGATACTATACGGAGATCCAAAGAGCCGCGTTCTCCGCATTCTCTGGACAATGATTTTTGGAGACTACCAGAGCGAACTATCAGGGGGTAAGAAGGATGCATGATGTTGATTTGTTCGCTCCGCTCTCATCGCTTCAATGGGTAGACAGAGAGAGGCTTCGCGCGAACGATTATAACCCAAACAAAGTAACAGAAGATAACCTAAAGCTTCTGACACAATCTATCCTGACCAATGGCTGGACGCTCCCAATTGTCGTGAGGCCGGACTACACTATCATTGATGGATTTCACAGGTGGACCGTCGCGGGCAGAGAGCCGCTCAAAACAGCGCTCAAAGGGAAGGTTCCAGTGGTCATTGTTGACCACCACGGAGACGACAGCGCGGATGTTTATGGCACGATCACGCATAACAGAGCGCGCGGCACACACTTGTTGGAACCGATGAAGGCAATCGTGAAGCGTCTGCTTGACGACGGGAAGAATATCAAAGAGATAAGCAAGGAGTTAGGCATGAAGCCGGAAGAAATATTCAGACTATCCGGCTTTACACGCGATGAGTTCTTGGACCTCATGACCGAAGGCGTAACGTGTTATAGCAAAGCTGTTGTCTATCGGCATGTGTGATGGTGAACGGCTGGACGTCGTCGTAATGGCGGTTTCCAGCCGTTTTGTACTGAATAAGCGGGTAATATAGCCAGCGCGTCAAAGGACGCAGAAGAGGCGTTGCAACCCCGCAGAACGGATAATCGGGGTGGTGATGTGGCGCATGTAGATTGGGATACGATCAAGACAGAGTATTTGCGGGGCGGTGCATCATATCGCAAGCTGGCGGCAAAGTACGGCGTGTCGTTCAGCACGCTCGAAAAACGTGCAAGGTCAGAGAAGTGGTCCGCCCAGCGTCGAGAGGTCAGCGAAAAGGCAGCGACAAAGGCACGACAAAAAATCATTGCACAACGGGCGAGAGAAATTGAACTGCTTGACGAGTCGCGTTCGCTGCTCATTCAAAAGCTGAACAAATCTATCGCAAAGTTTCCTGACATCCCTGGAAACCGTATGAAACAATCAGTCGCCGAGTTGGTGAGCGACTCTGAACTAAAGAAACCGGGGAAGCACAAAATCGTTCAGTTTGAGTCCGATCTCCTAAAGATGGTAACCGCCTTGGAAAAACTGATGGAGATGAGTGGTTACTTTGTCGGCGGTGGAGAGGAAAACGATGACGGGTTTATAGACGCGCTTAACTCGACTGCACTAGAGGTGAATGAGTTTGAAGCCGATATACCAGAGGACATGGAACAGTGATTTCAAGTTTAAGCCGTTTTCGTGCAGGCAGAAAGTAGTGCTGGCATGGTGGTGCACTGGCAGCACATACGCGGACTTTGATGGCATCATCGCAGACGGGTCAATACGATCCGGCAAGTCGATGACCATGTCCTTGTCGTTTGCGATATGGGCAACAGAACGATTCAACGGCCAAAATTTCGGTATTTGCGGGAAAACAGTCGGTGCCCTTCGCCGCAATGTAATAAATGACTTGAAGCGCATGCTTGTTGCTCGTGGATATAGTGTGGACGATAAACGCTCATCGAGTATGCTAGTAATATCACGCGCGGGACACAGCAACCGCTTTTATCTGTTCGGCGGAACGAATGAAGCGTCGCAGGATTTGATTCAAGGCATAACACTAGCGGGCGTTTTTCTCGACGAAGCGGCTCTTATGCCTGAAAGCTTCGTCAATCAGGCAACTGGACGTTGCTCGGTGGAAGGGGCGAAGCTATGGTTTAGCTGCAACCCTGCTGGTGGGCGGTTGCACTGGTTTAAGCAGAAATGGATAAATCAGTGCAAAGAAAAGAGACTGCTATATCTCCATTTTACGATGGATGACAATCTGTCTTTGTCAGAAAGTGTCAAGAAACGCTACCGCAACATGTACACAGGAGTTTTCTATCGTCGCTATATCGAGGGCCGATGGGTTGCGGCAGAGGGCCTGATTTATGATATGTGGGATGAAAGCGAAAACACCTACATGGAGGAAGAGGCACCGCAGGACTATATCTCTAAAGGCATACGCTACATCGCCATAGACTACGGCACGTCAAATCCCATGGTGTTTCTGGATATAGTCGATGATGGCGATGTATTTCGGATAAAGAACGAATACTACTATGATAGCCGCAAGACAACCAGACAAAAAACGGACGCAGAATATGCAGATGATTTTGAGGATTTTGTTAGCCGAGATCAAACAGTTACCGTTATTATCGATCCATCAGCATCATCGTTTAAAGTCGAACTACTGAACCGTGGGTACCGTGTTCGCGATGCAAACAACGATGTGATTGATGGTATTCGCATTACTTCAACTCTCATCAAAAAGCGAAAGATAAAAGCATTGCGAGGTAGATGCCCAAACCTTGAGCGAGAAATGAACAGCTATGTTTGGGACGAAAAGGCGGTCATGCTCGGGGAGGAAAAGCCCGTCAAGGAGTTTGATCACGCATGTGATGCGCTGCGCTATTGTGTTCGGACGGTTGTTACCAGATGGAGGCTCGCACTATAAGGATTGGAGTGGAAAGCGTGTGGGGAAAACTAACGGCTATTCTGGAGAGGGTGAAGCAGAAATTGTTTGGCAGGAGCATTTTCGCAAATGCAGCCTTGGGCGACACTTACATAACGGACGATATGGCTACGGCCATAAGCCGATGGGCGATGCTGTATTCAAACAAGGCCCCATGGTTGGCAAAAAACTCACATGGCATGGGTCTGCCAGCTGCAATCGCGCGCGAAGTGGCCACGCTCGTTACTCTGGAAATGAATGTTGAGGTCACTGACCCAAACCATTCAAGCGACCAAATGAATGGGCGTGCGATATTCATCAAAGATGCATTCGACGGCATTCTTCCGCAGATGCAAGTCCAAGTAGAGTATGCCTGCGCCTTGGGCGGCATGGTTTTCAAACCATACGTCGCAAACGGCAAGGTAGCCATTGACTATGTGCACGCAGACGACTTCTATCCTGTATCTTTTAACAGCCGCGGTGAGATTCGCGGCGCGATTTTTCTTGAGCACAAAAAGTGCGGCAAAGAATATTTCACGCGCATTGAACGACACGACATGACAGAGGAAGGATATATCGTCACAAACAGAGTGTATAAGAGTCATTCCGACTCTGACATCGGTACAGAGGTAGCGCTTTCGGACGTCGAAGATTGGGCGGATCTGCAACCTGAAACCATCATCAGCCAAATCGACTATCCGCTATTTGCCTATTTTCGCATCCCACAAGGAAATGTTATTGATAAACGTTCTCTGCTGGGCGTCAGCGTCTTTGGGCGCGCGGATAGCGCCGGATTGATCGAAGAAGCCGATTTACAGTGGCAGCGCCTTATGTGGGAATACGAGGCCGGGGAGATGGCGATTGATGCATCCGAGGATATCTTTAAGCACATAAAGACGCCAAACGGCGAACTTGTGCCCGTCCTACCGATAGGGAAAGAACGTTTGTTCCGTATGAACAATATCACCATCGGAGGAAACAACAATGCCGATCTGATAAAACCGTATTCGCCCACTCTGCGAGATGATAGTTATGCCTCTGGCCTCAACAACATTCTTATGCGCATAGAGGACACCTGCGGTCTGGCGCGTGGCACGCTGTCCGACGTAAATGACCAGGTGCGTACCGCAACCGAACTGCGGATATCGCGACAGCGCTCATACGCAACCATCACCGCAATTCAGCGCAGCTTGGAAACTGCTCTGGACAATCTTGCCAAGGCGATAAGCGCTTTTGCCACACTATATAAGCTGGCTCCCGACGGCGACTATGATATAACATACATCTGGGATGATAGTATTGTTGTCGATGCCGCTGTGGAGCGCGAGAAGGACCGTGTTGACGTTCGCGACGGTTTGATGCTGCCGTGGGAGTATCGCGTCAAATGGTACGGCGAGAGCGAGCAGCAGGCTAAGGCTACATTGGCTGAAAGTACCGACTTGTCGGACGATGAAATCATGGGATTCCGCGAACGCCTTGCCTCAATTTCAGAAGAGGGTGAGTGATGAGCGATGCTCGAACCTTCATATCTTGCCGGTTGCGCCGATGAACTGGGAAAACTTTTTGCGCAGCTTGAAGCCGATATAACATCGGACATCGCCAAGCGCATCGTCCGCATGGGACGTTACACAGAGGCATCGGCTTGGCAGGCTCAAAAGTTGCGGGAATCTATGGCCGCATACGACATGTGCAGCCGACTGGTTCAGCAGTACAAGCGCAAGGCGACAAAAGAGATTGAAGAAGCATTTGTGCAAGGAAGTAATGAGGCGTTGCGGCTCGACGACAAGATTTACAAGGCTGCCGGTATGCACGCTTCGTCTATCGCTTCGTCCGAAGCGCTGATGGACGTTATTATTGCCGGGGTCCAAAAAACCAATGGCGTCATGGAAAACCTTACGATGACGACGGCGGTGGATGCTTCGCACGCTATTCAGGATGCGTTGGACCGGGCATATATGCAAGTATCGTCCGGCGCTTATTCCTTCGATCAAGCTGCGCGCCATACGATCGTTGAATTGGGCAATGCCGGCTATCGTGCTTACAGCTATCGCAGCGGTACGCACACAAGTCTGGAAGCAGCATCGCGTAGAGCGCTGATTACTGGATTGAACCAGACTACGGCGCAACTCCAACTTGCACGCGCGCAGGAATTGAATAGTAACCTCGTCGAGGTCACGGCTCATGCCGGTGCACGACCATCCCATGCTGTTTGGCAGGGGGAAATCTATTCTCTCACGGGCTCTACATCAAAATACCGAAACTTCTACACAGCAACCGGCTACGGAACTGGTGCGGGTTTATGTGGCTGGAATTGCTACCACAGCTTTTACCCATACATTGAGGGTATCAGCACTCCCAGTTTTTCCAAGAACCCTGCCGCCGAACTCGGAAGAAAAAACAACGAGTTATACGAGCAAACACAGGGGCAGCGATATTTAGAGAGGCAGGTGCGGCAAGCACGTAGGAAATGCCAAACGATCGACGCAGCGGCATCTGAAGCCGAAGGCGATCTCAAAATAGCCCTTGATGATGAGTTTGCAAAAGCTGCGGTAAGTTTGAAAAGGAAGGAGGCTAAGTTGCGCGCGTATTGTGAGCGGCTCGGTCTACCGTATGATGAGACGCGGGTCGTCACATACGGCTTTGGTCGCAGCGTATCAGCAAAAGCGGTTTGGGCAAACCGCAAGGCATCGGAAAACTAGCACGGCATCGCCCGCGCTTGTCTTTGGCACGGCAGACGTAAAAGAACCGCGCCGACAAGAGGTAGATACCTCGTATAAAAAAACGTAGTCGAGGAGGACTAACATGAAAAGGGATTTTTTAAAGGACCTGGGCATTGAAGGCGATGCGATCAAGCAGATAATGGACGAAAACGGCAAAGACGTCGAGGAAGCTAAGAAAGGTATTGAGGATCTGAAGCAGCAGATTGCCTCCAAGGACACGGAGATTTCCGGCCTTAAAGAGCAAATTGCTCAAAGAGACACCGATATTGAGGCATTGCGAACTGCATCTGCTGATAACGAATCGCTCAAAACGCAGCTCTCCGAGTTGCAGACGAAGTATTCCACCGACACTGCCGACCTCCAGCAAAAACTAAAGGATCAGCAAACGGAGTTTGAAACATCCAAAGCGACCGAGGCGTTCTTCGATGGCGTTGAGTTTAGTTCGCAACTCGCGCGGGAAGCGGCTATTTCTCAATTCCGTTCCAAAGCATTTAAGCTAGAAAATGGTACTTTCCAGGGAGGCAAAGAATGGCTGGAAGAACTTCGAAAGAACAGCCCCGACGCATTCAAACCGGCCGAGCCGGACCCTGCCGACCCCAGTCTGCGCCAGCCGATCTTCACCAAGAATATCAACAACCCTGCACCTGCGCCGTCAAGCGGCGGAAATCCTTTTGTCGGCGGTTGGAATTTTCAGCAGGTGCGCAACTTCGATAAAAGTAAGGAGTGAAAACTATGGCAGCTCTCAACTATGCCGTGCAGTATGCACAGGCGCTTGAACAGGCGTACCCCTATGTCCTGTATTTCGGCGCTCTGTATGCGACCCCGAACAATGGCCGCTTTCGCTGGGTAAACGGCAAGACTATTGAAATCCCCAGCATCTCCACCACTGGCCGTGTCGATGGCAACCGCGACAGCATCGGCACCGCAGCCCGTAACTATGACAACGCTTGGGAGCAGAAGGTTCTCAGCAATCATCGCAAGTGGAGTACGCTCGTGCATCCGCAGGACATCAACCAGACGAATGGCGTCGCTTCCATCCAGAACATCACGACCGTTTACAACAACGAGCAGAAGTTCCCGGAGATGGACGCCTATACGATCTCCAAGATTTACACGGACTGGACTGCGCAGAGCATGGCAGCCACCAAGCTGGCGCTGACCACCGCCAACGTTCTGACGCAGTTCGATGCCGATATGCAGGCGATGACCGAAAAGCGCGTGCCTTCCACCGGCCGAATCCTCTATGTCACCCCTGCGGTGCGGACGCTTATCAAGAACGCCCAGCAGATTCAGCGCACGTTCGACGTGCAGAACGCCAATGCGAACGTCAACCGCATTGTGTCCTCGCTGGATCAGGTTCAGATCGAGGAAGTCCCGCCCGAACTCATGAAAACTGCGTACAATTTCACGACTGGCTGGGCTGCTGGCGCTTCGGCAAAGCAGATTTACATGATGCTCATTCATCCGACCGCCATTATTACCCCGGTGAGCTATGAATTTGCGCAGCTTGACCCGCCGTCCGCTGTGACTGAGGGAAAGTATTACTACTTCGAAGAGTCCTTCGAGGATGTTTTCATCCTCAACAAGAAGAAGGACGCTATCCGCTTTACCATCGAGCCTGATGGCGATTAGTAAAGCCTAGCCACTCGAATGAAAGGAGAACAGATTATGGCACTGATGAAGCGCGCAAACCGCGAAATCATCGTGCCTGAGCATCTGGTCGGGGAGTACCTTGACAAAGGGTACTCCCTGATTGATGACAAAGGCACTATTTTGAAGGACAGCAATCCTCAGAACGTTGAGGACTTTCGCTCCTTGGTGGCGCATCTAAAGGATAGGATTGATGCTCTTGAATCCCACGAAGAATCGCTCACGAAAGAGAATGTGGAACTCAAGAGCGAACTCGATGCCCTTCGAGCGTCCGCACCTGCGGAAACCAAGAAATCACCCGGCAAAACGAAGGAAGCGTGAAAGCAGGTGGGCTGATGGCATACATCGATGCGACGTATTATAGGGATAGCTTTCATTGCACGACGATGCCGGAGCAGTTTGACAGACTTGCGGATATCGCCTCGGATATAATTGACAGCATCGTGAGCAAGCCAGTGCAATCGTTGGACAAAACTTCCGATGCTTACCAGCTTGTTCAGAAGGCGTGTGCGTACATCGTCGAAACGCTGGACGCGAACGGCGGCGTGGACGCTACAACCGGCCTGTCTGATGCAGGCGTATCGAGCGTGTCTCTTGGCGATTACAGCGAAAACCGAAACGCCGCATCAGAGGCAAGCCAAGCAGGAGCCGTATGGTTTGGCGACATCCGTTTGCCCAATCTGGCGCTTGCGCTGCTGAGACGCGCTGGATTGACCTCACGCTGGGCTTATGCTGGGACGGTGATCGACGATGGGTATCGCTAAGCGGCTGCTCAAGGACGCTGCAACTATATTCGCACCGCTTGGCGAGAACGAAGATGGCGTCATGCAGTACGAAACGTATGTGTTCGAGAACGTGTTCTGTCGCGCGGGCGCTGGCATGACAATTAATGGCGGTCAGAATCCGGCTGATACGCTCGATCTGTATGTATTCGATACTTCATCTGCTGTGACTGTCAACGGCGACGAGAGGGACGTTGCAACGGCTTGTGAGGGCATCTTCGACATCATCCGTAACACGCCAACGGACATTGACACCGCAGAAAAAATCTACGTCCTGCCGTATGCCAGTAAAGATAGCGCGCCACCGCCGATGAGCAGACGTGTCAGCAGTGTTGTCAGACGCGCTGCGGGAGCGAAGCGGCTTTGGCATTGGGAGGTGCATGGAAAATGATTCGCGCCAACGCAAGGCTTATTCTGTACACCAGCCGAATCACATCGCGCTTCAACCCCCGATATAGTCAGGCTCAAAAGTGGCTCGACAATGAGGTGCTGAAAGATTCAGACCAGTACGTACCTATGCGCACTGGCAACCTCGTGCGCTCTGGGCAGCGAGGTACAAAATTAGGCAGCGGAATGGTGACCTACAATGCTCCGTATGCCGCACGTTGTTACTACGGACGATTCAACTTCTCAAAACTGAAGCATCCCAAAGCCACTCGCTTATGGTTTGAGAAGGCGAAAGCGACATGCAAAGACAAGTGGACAAACGGAGTTCAGAAAATCATGGAGGGGTGATGTGATGCCGGCCGATACTGTCGCCGTAGCAAAGGCTGTGCTTCAGCACCTAAACAAATGGGACGATAAACCCTGCAGGTTCGCTCTTGAGGAACTGCCCAAGCGAGCTCCGGCGCTGATGCTGCAATCGCAGTCCAGTTCCGGCGTTCTCCGCAGTTATGTGAATGGTTCGTTCATCGGCGTGTACTCATTTGCGATCTACTATCGCGCAGACATGACCGATACCGCGACGCGACTTTCGGCGTATGAGACTTTGGAACGTCTTGCCGATTGGCTGAAAACTGGCGACCTTCCCGAACTTGGCGGCAACAGGCAAGCCTTGAAAATCGAACTGACTGCAACCCCGTCACTTGCGCAGATAGACGATGACATTGAGGACTATCAAGCCATCTTCTCGCTGCAATACAAACAACTTTACTAGGAGGGATTTGAAATGCCTGAGAGCTCCGTGCTCGTAAACAGAAGCGATCTGCTCTCATACATGGATGTTGGCACATCTGGCAGCGAAAGCTGGTCGCTCATCGGCGAAGGTTTTACGACCTTTACCGAATCCAAGAACGCGCAGGAATATGAGCGTCACTACGTCCATGAGCGATCTTCCCGCACTGACGTCGTTGGATATGCGCCGTCCATTGAGTACGCCACGGACTACTACACACAAAACCCTGTAATCGCAAAGGTGGCCAAGGTCACCGATGAAGAACTGGTTGGCTCGGATGCGCAGGTGGACATTTGCCATGTTCACACGTGGGATGTGCAGACGCCTGCAGAACAGAGCACCCCTGCCGTCTGTACCGCATATAAGCGGCGATACGCCATCATTCCTGATGCCAAGGGAGATGGCACCGACGCGCTGATTTACTCTGGAAGTTTCAGGGCTGTCGGAGATGTAGTCAAAGGAACGTTCAACGGTACGACCTTTACGCCTGACACAGGCAGTGCAGGCTAAGGTACAATACGATTTGTAGGGGCAGAAATGCCCCTACATCAAAATAGCTTAGGAGGGATGAGCCTGTGAGCCAAGCCGAAAAGAACGAAGTGGCTGTATCCGAAAGCAGAAATACCGTGTGGGAATACAACGGTTCAAGTTTTGAACTTGATTTATCCGATCTGGATTTTGCCGAAAACTATGAAGTCGCCCTCGCAAATCTCCAAGAAAGAGAGAAAAACCGCAGCAAAGATGGGAGACTAAGCGACCGCATCCGCGAATACGACACAATGATTCGCGGCCTTTTCGACGATCTCTTTGGCGAAGGCGCTGGTGACGCCGTGCTTGGCGAGACGCGAAATACCGCAAATTGCGATGCGGCGTTTGACAGTCTCCTGGAGTTTGTTGTCGCGCAGCAAGAAGAAAATAGCCGCGCAACGAACGCAATGGTGAGCAAATACGAAAAGTATCTACCTAATCGCGCACAGAGGAGGTCAGTAGCCTCTAATGCAAAGAAATATAAACCTGCTGATAGATGACCTTCCTGATGGTGTGCAAGTCGATGGCGAAAGATACTGCATAGCAACCGATCACCGTACAGGCCTTTTGTTCGAGCAAATGCTCGTTGACCCTGACCTCGCTGATGATGAAAAGGTACAGTGCGCGCTGGAACTATATTATGGGGATAGCGTTCCTCGCAATATCGAAGATGCACTAGAAGCCTTGCTTTGGTTCTACCGCTGCGGCGCCCCGAAACCACCGCAGCCGCGAAGGTCATCCAGAAACCAAGGAGGTAGCGGGCGCCCGGAAAGGATCTTGGATTACGCATACGATGCACCATATATCTATGCTGCATTCCTTGCGCAATACGGCGTGGACTTAAACGCGCAAAATAACCTGCACTGGTGGAAGTTTTCAGCCATGCTTGATGGCCTGAAGGAAGATCAGGTAATCTGCAAAATCATGTCGTACCGTGCGCTAAATCTGCGCGACATAAAGGACAAAGATGAGCGCGCACGTTATAGACGCCTGAAGGCAAGGTACGCTTTGCCAAATACGGCTGCTATTGCCAAGAAAAAGGCCATCGCCGAAACACTATTTATGCAGCATGAGGAGGGCGCGAATGAAGATTCTTGAAAAGAATATCCCGACTTTTGAGCGCGCCTGGGTACGTTGTCCTGTTTGTGGAAGCAAGTTCTGCATCATGGATGACCGAGCAAATTGCAATGGTGTATTCGTAAAATGCACCCGAGGTTGCGGCAGCACCTTTGAAATTAAGATTGCCGACGGTAAGCAAATCAAATAGCACTCTGAGCCATTGAGCCGTGCAATACAGTCCGAAAGGAGATGTGTGCATGGCAGCAGATGGCTCTATAAACATCGATACCCAGATAGATGAGTCGGGCCTAAAAAGTGGCTTGGCAAAAATGCAAAGTACGGTCAGCAAGGGGGCCGGGGCGGTCGGCTCCCTTGTGGCCAAGGGCCTTGCGGCAGCAACGGCGGCAGCGGCCGCTTTTGCGGCTGCTGCAACCAAAGCTGGGATAGAATTTGAATCTGCTTTTGCAGGCGTAGAAAAAACGGTTGACGCCACCGACCAACAGCTTGCGCAGCTTAGATCGGGCATACTGGATATGTCCAAGGATATTCCGATTGCCGCAACTGAAATCGCCGGAATCGCTGAGGCTGCTGGCCAGTTAGGTATCGAAACGGACAATATCCTTGGATTCACCGAGGTCATGGCAAACCTCGGCGTAGCAACAAATCTGACGGCGGAAGAAGCGGCTACGGCGCTTGCGCGGCTTGCGAACATCACGCAAATGCCGCAGACGGAGTTCGACAAACTCGGTTCGACGATCGTTGCGCTGGGTAATAACTTCGCCACCACAGAATCGGAAATCGTAGACATGAGCCTGCGTCTTGCCGGTGCCGGCAAACAGGTCGGCATGAGCGAGAGCGATATTATGGGCCTATCGGCTGCACTCTCGTCGGTTGGCGTTCAGGCAGAGTTGGGCGGCAGCGCCTTCTCGCGCGTGTTTACGATGATGCAGCTTGCGTCAGAGCAAGGCGGGGATGCCCTGCAAGCGTTTGCCTCTGTCGCCGGAATGTCCGCCGACCAGTTCAAACAAGCGTTCGAAGAGGATGCAGCAAACGCGCTTATAGCGTTTATTGCCGGCCTTGGCAATGCCGAAGCAAGCGGTCAGAGTGCCATTGCAGTATTGGCTGAAATGGCAGAGGTCGAAGGGCTATCATCTCTGAACACGGTTGCTTTGAGCGACGTACTGCTGCGCGCGGCTGGTGCTTCGGATATGATGGCCGAGGCCGTTGGGGTTGCATCCCGGGCGTGGGACGAGAATAATGCCCTAACAATCGAAGCCACAAAGCGATACGAAACGCTGGAGAGCAAACTCCAAATTCTCAAGAATACTGCAAATGCCTTTATGGTCACAATCTCTGATACATGGCGTAGTACGTGCGCCGAATTTGTGTCAGCGGGCACGGAAATGATTTCCACGCTCGACCAGGCGTTTCAGCAAGGCGGAGTCAACGGCCTTATTGCCGCATTAGGTCCTGTTCTGGATCAGGCGGTATCGCTCATATTGCAGTATGTTCCAACGTTTATGACAGTTGCCGCCGAAATTCTCTCAGGCATTGCAAGCGGGATTTTGAACAATCTCCCGATGCTCCTCGATGCGGCGGTACAAGTCATTTCCCAGTTGGCGCAGGGCTTTATCAGCGCTCTTCCGCAAATAGCCAGCGTTGGCGGGCAAATCATATCAACGCTGTGGAATGCTCTTTCAACTGCGGCTCCCCAGTTGATCTCCGCTGGAACAAATATGTTGGGCAGTTTGGCAAATGGATTACAAAATGCCATGCCGCAAATCGTTGAGAAGTCAAAGTCAGCGCTCGGAAATTTTATAAATACAATAACTACAAATTTGCCCAGCATCATTGATAGCGGAATCTCAATTATCACAAGTCTTGTCAGTGGTATTGGTGATATGCTGCCGGACATCATAGATGCGGCAATTGAAGTGCTGACGTCATTTCTAACGAATTTGTACGATAATCTGCCTAAAGTAATTGATTGCGGCATTGATTTAGTAGGCAAACTCATTGAAGGCATTATCGGTGCCATCCCCAAGCTGCTTGAAGCGCTGCCACAAATCATACAATCGGTAGTAACTTATTTGGTTTCCAACGCTCCCAAAATCATCGTCTGCGGCGTTGAATTGATTGCGCAGTTGATCGGAGGCATTCTTGGAGCGATTCCCGATCTTCTTGCGGCCATTCCACAGGTTGCTACTGCCCTCGTGGAAGGTTTGTGGGAAGGAATCAAGAACCTTGGTGGCTGGCTCAAGGATAAGATCAGCGGGTTCTTCGGTGGCGTAGTAGATTGGGTAAAAGGCATCTTTGGAATCCATAGCCCGTCTACTGTTTTTGCCGACATCGGCGGAAACATCGTTGATGGCACCTATAAAGGCATTGAGGCTAAGCGTAGCACGTTCACGTCGAAAGTAAAAGGATTCTTCAGCGGAATTGTCAACGGCGTGAAGAATGTCCTCGGCATCTCTAGTCCGTCCAAGTTGTTCAGGGATGCAATAGGCAAAAACATCGGGCTGGGTGTTGTGGTCGGCATTACGCGAACAAAACCCAAGGTTGCCGACGCCATGGATGAACTTGTGCAGCCAGAGGCAGCGCATGGATATGTTGCGCGTATGAAAGCATCTATGGCAGAGCGCGCCGCAAATACCGCGAAATCAGCCGTTGCAACAGCCTCCAGAACGGCTGCAGGAACATCCATGATAAATACGCCGGGCGCAGAAGAAATCGCATCTGCGATATGGGAAATGGCTCCTGAGATCGGCGTTGATTTGGACGGCGAAAAGGTCGGCAATCTGATCGAGCCTCGTGTATCGCGAATCCAAGCGAGCAAAACAGCAAACATGAATAGGAGGAATGGCCTTGTCACTGCGTGAGAATGTAATATTCAACGGCGTTGATCTGATAGGGCACATTCCCGGTGCCCATGTTACTGATATTGAGGTCGGGAACATCGAAATTGAACATGTGACGTCAGCCCGCGTTTTGCGGGCTGGCTCTCTGTTCGCCCGAAAGCGCGATGGCGCGAGAACGATCACCATCTCCGTAGAATTGCCTCTCGACGAACGCGACGGCTGTATGAGAAATTACAACCTGCTTCGGAATTGGGCGGAGTCAGAACAGCCGCAGCCGATGTTCCTGCCAGATTACGATGGTCACATCAACTGTGTGCTTCAGTCTATCAGCGCGCTAAACATAAAGACGTGGTATGAGCCGGTTGTGCTGGTTTTTGCGGCCTACGACCCGTACTTTTACGGCATTGCAAGAACGGCAAGCATCGGCGATACGTTCACGGTCGCCGGTGACATTGACGTACCGTTCCAGATTCGATGCACTCTAAATTCTGCGGTTGATTCTCCAAGCTGGACGGTTGACGGCAAAACCACCATCGCGCTGACCGGCAGCGTTGGTGTAGGCTTGTTGGTTGTCGATACAGAGCGCGGGCTTGTCACGCTCAACGGCGATTCGATCAATTCGCAGATCAGCCTTGCGACACGGTTTAATGATCTTGCGCCCGGTAAACATGAAATAGAAGGCACTGCCGGTTCTGTGTCGTGGATAGAGAGGTGGAAGTAATGGAAATCCAGTTCTTCTTCCTCAACCACGACGAAGAAGTGGTCGGTGTACTGAACGATGCCATTGTTTGCAAGGTACACGAGAGCGCCTATCAGGCCGAGTTTGCCTTTGAAAACACGGATGTATTCTCTTTTGAGGATTGTGCCTATATTGGCTTCGTAGATGTCAATGCCGAGCTTGTGTTCTACGAGATCATTGACATCAACCCGCGCTTGGACGGCACCACAAGTATCACTGCCGAACACGCTGCGATGACAGAACTTCTTCAGGAGATCGTCGAAGGGAAATCCGTTGACGGTTCCGAAGCCGGCTATGCCGTAAGCCGTGTAATCGAGGGCACGCGCTGGACGTTGAAGTCTGCCGATTCCACGCCACAGATTGCCACTAGTTTTTGGTACAAGAACGTATGGGAGTGTTTGGAAACAATCAAGTCACTATCCGGGTGTGCTTTGTATTTTGGCTGGACAATCACTGGCGGTATCGTCAGCGAGCGATATGTCGTAGTCAAGGCGAGGGCTGGCGCAGATCGCGGCAAGCGCTTCGACATGTCAAAAGACCTTACGAACATCGACGTCCATATAGACAAGTCCGGCATCTATACGCTCCTGTATGGTCGTGGCAAGGGTGAAGAAGTCGGCACAAATACGAGCGGAGATGCTACATACGGTCGAAGGATCACGTTTGCAGACGTTGTATGGTCTACCGAGAACGGCGATCCGCTGGATAAGCCCGCAGACGTTGAATACCTCGAAGATACGGCGGCAACAAACGCTTTTGGGCGCGGCACTACTGGCAACAAGCGCCCGAGGAAAGGCGTGGTAACGTTCGCGGAGTGCGTTGACCCAGAAGAACTTATACAGCTTACTTACGCGAAGCTGCAAACCGTGAACAAGCCCAAGCTGACGATCAGCAGCACGGTCATTGACCTTGAACGGGTCTGGGGCTACAGTCATGAAGCGGTACGCATCGGCGATGACGTCACGATCATAGCCGATCAATGGAACGCTACCTATCAGGACAAGGTAGTCGATATCGTCCGTGACTACCTGAATCCTTTGCAGACGGAAGTCACCATCGGCGAAGAGGGGAGTACGACGTATTCCATCCAGTCCGATCTTTCGTCCGTCATTGAGAGCGTTAAGGAACAGGCGGATATCGGCTCATCTGTTGCAACGGCGAATCCAGATCTTTTGCGCGGATTCATAGACACGATGGTTACGCGCATCATCAGTTCTGGCACGGGCATTACTACCGACCCGAACGATGGTTCGCTTATCCTCACCGCGAACGACGGCTCTAGCGCGGTCAAGTTGACCGGATCTGGCATCCTTATTGCGGACAGCAAAGAGGCGGGAGCGTGGGTGTGGACGACGGCCCTTTCGGGCACAGGTGTCGCTACGGAAACGCTCACGGCAGGCGTGATCCAAGCGTCGCTGATAAAGATTCTCGGCACAGATCAATTCTATTGGGATAGCTCGAACATCATCATCCAGAATCCATCGAACACAGACCAGCAAATCAGGATTGGGCGTTATGACGGCACCAACTACGGCATCGCGTTCACGCAGGACGGTGGTGACACTTGGCAAAACGCGCTAGACTTCTCGGGAGTGCATATCAGTTCTGGTGAGATAGACCAAATCACGATCAGCGATGACGCCCCCGAAAACCCTGCGATTGACGCGGTTTGGCTGGACACGTCGGGCGTGCCGAACACTTTTTACCGCTGGAATGGTACGTCGTGGGTAGACTGCGGCCAGGAAGTGAACATCGACACAGAGCTTTCGCAACTTAAAAGCGAAATGCAGAACTACGTCGATACGAACGCCGCCTCCGCAGGCGATCTCGCCAGTTTCGAGCAAACGGTCGGGACGATCTTGGACATCGACGAGAACGGCGAGACGACCCTTATCCAGCGCATTTATCAAGCAATCGACGCTTCCGGCGATGCGGCCGCCTCGCAGTACAAAGAAATCCTAAAGTACATCCGATTCGTAAATGGCTCTATCGTGTTGGGCGAGCAAGGGAATGAGATCGCCCTTACCATCGTAAACGACCGAATATCGTTCACACAGAATGGGACGGAGGTTGCGTATATCTCAGACAACACGCTCTACATAGGCAACGCGATAGTCCGTAGGGGCGGCATCCTCCAGCTTGGTAACTTCGGCTTTGTGCCAGAGGAAGATGGTTCCCTATCCTTCCTCAAGATAGGTGGTGAGTAAGTGAACAGCCCTACCTTTTCGACCGACAACCAGTACATAAAGTACCGAATAGAGGTTACGCAGAACAGCCAGAGCCAGTTCGCCAACTCATCGAATGTCACGGTGAAGGTGTGGTTCTGGAGAACGAACACCGGCTACGAAACATACGGCTCCGGCACGGTGTATTGCATCATCGACGGCTGGCAGTACACCGCCAGCGTCCGCAGTTCGCAGAAAATCACGCATAGCGGCATCTATCTGTTCAGCACGACTGTCACTGTTCCCCACAATAACGATGGCACCAAGACGCTGGAAGTCTCCTGCCGAATTGACCACTCGCGCGTTGAGTCAAACTGGAATACGGCAAGTTTTGTCCTGACCACCATTCCACGCGCGTCGAGGTTGAGCGCACCGCCTACGGACTTGGGAACGTCGATGACCATAACGATCACGCGCGACATAGAGGACGCGGTCGATAATCTCCGTTGGCAATGCGGTTCCGAGGCTGGCAACATCGCATCCGACGTAACGACCAACACGGTAATTTGGCAGCCGCCATTGAGTCTAGCGTCGCTGAATACACAGGGCGAGTATGTGACGATCGTTTTGTACTGCGATACGGAAACATCTGCCGGGGTGGTGATGGGCACCACCGTCACTTCGGTGCAGTGCAAGATCCCGGATTCAGTGAAGCCGAGTGTCGATGTTGACATCACGGATAATTCCGGCAACTTTCCGACGTACCAGTGCTTTTTGCAGGGCCATTCGACGATGCTTGTCGCCATTACCGCGACCGGGCAATACGGCGCAAGTATAGTCTCCTACAACTCCGTTGTGGAGGGAAAGACCTATACTGGCGCGTCGTTCACGACAGATGTCATCGCTTCGCACGGCTCGGTGAGCGTTGAAGTCACGGTCAGAGACTCGCGCGGACGAACAACGACCTACACGGGCACGTTTACAGTCGTGGAGTACAACGAGCCTCAAATCACAAGTCTGGTAGCCTATCGTTGCAACGAAGATGGTCAAGAATACTATCAGGGACAGTATTGCAAGGTCGTATTTTCGGCGTCAATCACGTCGATTGACGGCAAGAACTCTGCTGGCTATCGCGTTGAGTACAAAAAGCAAGAGGCCTCTGGGTACACGTCGCAGGTAATCAGCAGCTATAACGGCCAGTATTCAGTTGTTGACGGCTCCGCAATGTTTGCGGCTGACAATAGCAGCGGCTATAACATCTATCTTTGCGCTGTCGATGACTTCGGCGAGAGCAAGCAGTACATCTTCTCTCCGTCCATGTTTCGCCTCATGCACTTTGGGGCAGACGGCCAATCTATGGCCTTCTTCAAGCGTTGTCCGGGCGATGTGCCGGGCGACTTCGGCGAGCAGATCAGGTTGTCAAAAGGCTACAAGGCCACGCCGATCAACAGCGTGGATGATCTCGACGACCTGATAAACCCCGGCTTCTACGTCTCGGATGGCTATTCTGGCGTGAGCAACGAGCCATTCAGCTATGGAGAATACTCGCTGGAAGTTCGCGCTCTATCCGACTCGGGAGATATGATGCAGATTGCAGACCGCCATTCGAGCGACGGCCACGAGCAGCTTGTGCGCTATCGTAGCCTTTCGGGTGAAACCTATGTTTGGTCAGACTGGGCAGCGGTGTTTGCAATGCACAAACACACACACGCACTCGATGGCGATGATCTGACCGGTACCCTTCCGTTGTCCAAACTGCTCGCTGACGATACGGATGTTGATGAATTAGTTGATGCGATCAAAGGCGCTATTCTCGACGTATGTCATCCCGTGGGGTCGATTTACATCTCTGTCAACCCTACATCGCCGACTACTCTTTTCGGCGGTACGTGGACACAGATACAAGACCGTTTCCTTTTGGCGGCAGGCCCCGATTTTCCAGCGGGCACCGAAGGCGGTAGCAGAACCCATTCGCATTTGTCACCCGTTGGAATTAGTGGCAGTAACAATCTGTTTGGCATATCGTACTCGGTGGGCGCAACGAACAGAACACTAAGCGGAAACGTAGCTGGTTCCAATACACAAATGGCTTTGACGTCGGGTACATACACTTTTCGTCTACCGACGACCTCGACAGCTGATGTGGTGCCACCATATATTGCCGTATACGTTTGGCAGAGAATTGCCTAGAAAGGGAGGATGAACATGGTCTATGTCATTGATGAAAAGGTCAACCCCGGAACCGCAGTGCGAGCGTTGCTCTACACCGACGATACCGATCTTGCCGGCGCCGTGCTTGACACCGAAAATGGCGGAACTGTCGAATGTGCCATTGGTTCGATTGCTATGAAAGCAGGCTTCGCCGATATGAAACAGCTTGGAACGGACGGATGGGTAGTATGTTGATGGAGGTGCGATATGGATAGATGGCTCGTATCCCAATCCTCAGACCTTGCCAACGGAAAAATCAGCATAACAAGCGGTCAGACGATTCACGCGGTGCGAGGGAACGCGCTGTCGATTGAGTGGAGCGTCGAAGTACTCAACAATGGAGAATCGGCAGACATATCCGGCTGCTCGTGCCTTGCGTATGCGGTGCGCCCAGATGGAACGACATGCGTTGCATCTGGAACCATCAGCAACAATGTTTGCTCAGTAAAACTGCCGCAGCAGTTTTTTGCTTTGGCAGGCAGGGTCGATTGCCTTATGAATCTCGCAAATACTGATGGCACCACCATTACGGTCGGTGTTATTCAGTTTACAGTGCAGCGAGGCCCTACCGACCAAATTGTTGACCCGGGCGACACATACCCCGATCTTACACAAGGGCTGATTGCCTTGGAGCAGTTATCAGATTATATTTTGACGAATGCCACCGTGACCGGGGTTGTGACTTGCGCTCAGTCTGAAACAGACGACGATGTATATGAAATTGAGTACAGCGACGGAGAAGCCTATCAAATTGAGTGCAACGGCAGCACGATAACCTTCTTGAGTTAGGAGGAGTATAGCTATGGATTTGCAGACACTTGCGGCAGCTTTGGCCCTTGCGGAAAAGCGAGGCGTATCTCAAGGCGACATCGACGACCAGATAAATGACGCTTTGGCTGAAATCATCGCCGAAGAGTATTCTTCGACGCGGTCATACGCACTTGGTTCATTTTGCCTGCGCGAAGGAAAGTTGTATCGCTGTAATACGACAATAGCGACGGGAGAGGCATGGAACGCCAATCATTGGGACGCGCAGCCTGTGTCATACTACCTCGAACGCATGGAGCAGCCAATTACAAAGCCGAGATTCGGCGTTTCTGGCGTTGGAGGTTCGGCGCCGGCCCTTACGCGCCTCTGGGACGCGGTCGGTATGACGGCCACGCCAAGCACAGACACGGTTGCTGGAAGTTCCGATTTCGATGACTATGCGCCTTTCAATCGTCGTAAGTGTGTTGGGACATGGACAGAAGGTAATGGCAAGGCTATATTTGTTGTCAATGCATACGAAGGTGACCCGGACTACACCGAAGATGGAACTGCAGGTGATTATGTCGCCGTAGACGTTACGCCGTTTTACTACTACGAGCACGACGGAATCCTCGGCGTATCTGAACAGCAGTTTCCGGGATGGCGCCTGCATGATGTTTGCAAGAACAAGGATGGCTCCCCGAGGGCCCATACTTATCTGCCGTGCTATTCTTTGGGCGTAAAGGATGGCCATGCAGTATCATTACCAGGCTACGTCGGACAAGCCAATTCCTATCAGGGATTGCGGACCACCGCGAGAACGTATGGCGATGGCAGCTTGGCCGAATTTGCCATATTAGAACCTTCTGCTGTGAATCATTATGAATGGCTCTTGTTTACCATCGAATTTGCCACTCAAGACTGCCAGAGCATCATGCGTGGCGCTGCAAATATGTTTTTCTACGACGGAGGCAATTCCGTCATAGTTGCAGCTCCTGCCGCAAACAAAGTGGTGATGAACTCGGCGGCAGCATCACTTGTAGTTGGGCAGAATATCATTATAGCTTCTGGAAGCGTATGGACGGCTCGCAATGATGCTTCTGCACTCAATCGCATTACGGCAATTGAAAAGTGTACTGCGGATGGAACGGTTGATTCGAGTGGCACATACTACCTCGTTTCTTACGATGGTACCGACAGGACTTCTTCAATTTCTATTGGTTCTACCAACTTAAACTCTTACCCCTGGACGAACGGCGTTTGTAGCGGTCATCTTTCGGGCATTGAGGCAGTTTTGGGTCATACAGGCTCTCCCATTTCAAATACCTCGGGCCGCTATCCGATGATGTATCGTTGGCGCGAAAATATCTACGGCAATCAATATTCTACAAGCATTGACCTCATGGATGTTCGCGTCGATGAAGGGAACGAAACCTATCATCTCGAATGGTGGTTCCTTCCTGATCCTGCTACATACATGCCTGCTTCATCGAGCATGCCGGGTCTTGAAGACTTGCAGAACCCTGATAATGGGTGGGTAAAGCTCAATGTGGTAACGCCCAATAGTAGTTATTCAAACGGCTACATTCACGAGGAAGATAGTGATGACCGCTATCCTTTTGTGCATATTCCTGTGCTGACCACCGGAGGCAGCGCATCAACGTACATGTGTGATTACGCGTACCTCGTGATTGCTCCCGTGGTTCGTTCGGTGCGTCGCGGTGGCAACCTGAACAATGGT